GTATACTGTTACATCATTATCATCACCAGTTACACTAATGTTAGCTTCGGCTGTGCCATAACTATCACTACGAACTTGTACTGTATTATCATCACCGTCAATCTCAATGTTGCTTTCTTTAAGTCCACCCCAATCCATATTACTAAACCGGTGACTTCCGTTACTCTGGTTTGAAAAGATGGTTTGTGCTTTATTGCGGTCACCTATAATATCTATATTGGTTATATTTTCATTAGTATTATTTTGTCCAGTTGCATGTGCTACGACAACTGTATTATCGTCCCCAACTGTACTACTTGCTACAGTAGAATTATCACTTGCGACACCATCTGCCTGATTCTGTGCGTTGCCGTTCACATCTGTACAATTTGAATCATTGTCGACAGCACAATACTGAAAGTAGTTGTCATTACCATCTTGAACAACTTCTAACTTAAGATCATCACCTACTTGGTTTATGTATATTTCATTAGCCATACAAGATTGGGCACCAAAGTATAATAGTATTACTAAAATTCCTAAGTGTGTTCCTGTAAGTTTCATTGTCCTTGCCTTATGTCTATAGCGTTAGTGCCGTTGCCTAATCTATAATCTAAAACAGCTTCGCCCTGCTGTTCCATGTTGATAATATATCCGCTGTCCTGAGACAACGTTAACTGAAGATTATTAACAACACCTAAATCTGTTCTTTGTACTACCCAATTTGGATCTTGTTTGTCTAGTGTTATTCTTGTTTTATCATCATAACCAAATTGCTGGTTTGTAAAAAATTGTTCGTTTTGCTTGTCTAGTTCATTTCTAAACAATGCTGCTAGAGCTAAGTTTAATTGATCTATCATGTCGTACAATAGCTCGCCTAAATAGTAATCTGCTCCTCTTGATAATTCTGTTGCCCATATATCTTTAATGCTATCTACTAATGCATCACTATCAAGTACGTCTGTCTCTAAAAAATCAATGTCTAAAAATTCAAACTGAGCTCTTTGTTTTTTAAGTATTTCTAGTTCTTCTTCTTGATACGGACTACGTTTCCTTAATATTAAAAGTGTTCCGATATCTTTTTCATCTAGGTCTAGTATTAATGGTTTAGAAGGTTTTTGGTAAGAAGATTTAATTACTGTAGTTTGGAATGACTGATTCATAATAACCATTCCTGTGTCGCTTTCTACACTAATTTCACCTGTGATACATGTTCCTTGTGTATCGCAACTAGGTAATAGTGTTACCATAGTTCCGCCTATTTCATCCACAAGCATTATAAAGTCTGTACCACGTACACCGATTGTTGCACTTGGTGTTCTAATTTTTACGTTCTGTTGATAACGTTTTGCTATTTGCCCACTAGCATATCTTACTGTGCCTAGTGATGCTTTTAAACTTATTGACCCTACATCATTTGCTGGGTCGTATACAAACTCATCAATTAAAAGTCTGCTGTGATCTGTAAGATCAACACGGGTGTCATCTACAAAGTCAATACGCATTTTACCTTTAGCGGTAACTGCTGTATCCATACTTTGTACGTTGACTCCCGTGTTTCCTTGTATAACTTGACTATCTCTCTCTAATACCCCAGACCCTTTGATCGCACCAATTGCGCCTGCATCAGGCGTATTAGCACTTGCTGGGATAGTAGAAAGGATCGCGCCTAAGACTAGGCCCGCTCTAATCAGATTGTGTAATGTCAACATCTTGGCCATCACCGCTAAATGTAGCTTCTATTGTATTATCGCCGAGACCGCTTTGAGTAATATCATATGTACTACCTCCGCCTGTTACGTCAATATTAATAGTATGCCCATTTATGTCTCCGTTACCGTCTACATCAATTGTGAATGTATTACCAGTAGCAGCTGTACTTGCTGAGTTATCACTCACCAATGTTAGTGCTACACTAGTTCCATCAATATCTGTATTAATAGTATTACCGTCGCCGTCGATAGTAAAGTTTGCTACTAAATTTTCAGCATCATTACTTTCTCCAGCTGTGATAACGAACGCATTACTATCACCGTTAGTGGTGATATTAGCTGTGACATTTTCACAGTTAGTACCTGAAGTCGAATCACATAATAAAGAAACGGTGTTGCTGTTTCCTATAAAACTCCATGTACCTGTGTATGTGTTACCTTTGATTATAGCCGAAATAGTGTTTGAATCACCTTGTTGTGTAATACTAAATGTCATGTCGTCACCATCTAATGTTACATCAGTAGTCGATGTTCCTATTACGTTGTTACTACCGTCTTGAACAATATCTAAGTCTAGATTGTCACCAATCTGCGTAACATAGATATCGTTTGCGAAAGTAGGAACACTAAAAGCAAAGAGTAATGGTATTGTATAAAATATTTTTTTCATTAAATTGCCCTCTCTTATTCTGATGCGATGCTCGCAGACGCCTCAGATTGTTTATTTGTTTCCTTTATGGGTACAGAAGATTCGTCTTTAAATTTCCAAAGATTTTTGCGTTCTCCTTCGTAAATGAGTTCTATAACACCCTGTTCAACAGCTGCCCTTACAGCATAATTGACTGGTTCATTTACAGAAAAACCTGCTTCTGTTTCCACTAACCTAGTTCCTAAATCAAAGAACTTAAATATATCCGCTCCGGATCTATAGCTTGCGATTGTTTTCTCGGTTGCTATACTCATTAGTACTTTGCCAGTACTAACACTTACTAGTCTCATAACTACAGTTACAGTATCAATTCGATATTCTGTCTGTATTCCTAAGCCTAAGTACCTTGCTCCTGCACCACCAACAGCCGTATTACTATCATACCCTACTATTCCGCCTTCAAGGAGTAGTCCTGCAAATAGCATCGGTTTCAACGGGGTTGGTCCTGTAGGAAGTTCTTTCTCGTAAACTTCTCTTGTTTGCCTTATTAGTTGCCTTTCTTTTATTAAATTATCCATGCCCACACGTTCGACAACTTCAAACCAGTTGCCACCGCCGACATCCTGTAGTGCTTTTATAACCCAAACTTCACTTCCTTGTGTTACCGCACTACTTAAATTAGCTATACTATCTGCTGGTTTACGTTGTCCTGTTTTATCTTGGAACCCGTAAACTGCTATTGTTATTTTTCTTCCATCAACTTTTGGTACATCTTCCATTCTTTTTTGTATTGGACTTACCTGTGCTTTAGGTGATGTTGCATGCTCTTCAAGCACTTTCAATGACGGGTTGATTGCACACCCGCCTAAGAAAAATAATGTTGCAATGATAGTTGTTATTCTCATATTAGAAATTAAATTCTCCCATACCTGGAATTACAATTTCTGTTACAGTCCCATCCTCACCAGTAATGGTAAGTGTAATTGTTCCTGTTACTGGATCTTTAATCCATGATATGTTATTACCTTCTACGTCTGCAGATCCGCTATTAGCACAAGTGTCGCCACAGTCAGCAAACATACTATCAACCATTTGTTTTGACAGTGTTGCATATATACGTGATTCTAAGTTACGGATAAATTTATTTAAAACTGAATTATCTAGTTCACGTTCTATACGTGCAGCTTCAGCTTCTGCGGCTTTTCTTAATTCTGTTTTTCTATTGTGTTGTAATTGCTCTACACTTAAAACATGTGTAGAATATCCATTGCCATAATGGAATGCAGGGTTTTTAAATTTCCACGTTAAGTCTGCTGCTGCTGTTGGTGCTAAAGCCAACAATGACAAACTAATTGCTATTGTGTAAAACGTGTTTTTCATAATATCTCTCCGTTGCGAACGCCCTCACGCTCTGTTCATCGAATTACCAATTGTATTTAGCCAAAGCTCAAGGGGATTCCAGTACCAAAGTACTGTTTTTTGAAGGGTGGGTTATACTAAGGTTGCCTGCATACTCATACCACGTTGTTGTCCGTTAAGGTATAGAGCACCTAGTTTAAATTTATCTACGGCTACTGATAGATCATTAAAGTGTAGTGTTGTAATGTTATCACCACTTGCTTTCATTAATAGCATACTTGTAAAGTCTTGCTTTGCTTTGTAACTTGCAAACGCTACTGGAGCAATGTCTCTAGTGGTATGATCAGGATATGAACTTGCAGCTTTGTTTATTAATTGGTCATCTGCATTTGGATATGCATATTGTAATAAACGTTTGAATATTTGTTTTTGTTCAGCAATCATGATAGGTTGTCCGCCTTCTTCTTTTAAGTATTGCGGATCACTTAGTACGTCTACGATATTAGGTAATGTCTTTGCACTTTGGCGTGTTGATCTAAACATACTAACACTCTTAGGACATTTCTTAGGATCTATTCTGCTTTCTGAGCTACGTATGTAAGTATCTAGTGGATAGTCGTTCATTGCTGTCCAACGTCCGCCACCTTTGCCGCCAGCTGATGTCTTAACTTCAATTAAGTCACTACCGTACTTTAAATCATAACTTGCTTTTGGATCTGTGCCAGCTGTAATCTTTCTATGGAAACACGCAATAGCAAGTTCGCCTGGTCCTGCTTCACCTGCATTTTTACCAATTAGACCCGGATCGTTAATCATAGCCTTAAACATTGTTCTTGCTGTTTGACTACCTTCGAACCAAGTGTCCATTGATTGTGGTGTGCCTGTGTTATCAAATATTGCTTCTGGCTTAATGCAATTTGTTGTAGCAAACTCTTTTAAAAATGCGATCTTATCGTTAGTAGGGATTTCAAGTTCAATGATCATTGTTGCTAGTCTATTGACAAACTTCTCTGCATCACTATCACGTTTGAAGTATGCATTTGAGATTCTAGTAATGCCGCCTTTACGTAGGATAGCTTCAACTCTATGTAGTACACTAGGATCTTGTACTCGCATCACTCTGTCAGCTACTTGCTGTTGTAAATCGTTTACTTCTTTGTCGTCGAATGTATCAGATGCAACATTTACATTTGCCATCTTCTTTGCAGGTATTTCATCACCTGGTGCTTCGACTAATTTAAAATCCTGAAATCGCATTATATATTATCCCTTATATAGAATATTTATCTAATTTAGGAAACAACATGTCGGTGCAGAACCTGTCTACATCGTCTTCTGCAAGCCCTAGTGTTTTCATTACATTAGGAGTATGTGGATTTTGTTGCTGGTTTTCGCAATAGTAATTTTGTGCGGCTAGTGTTAGATACTTGTCGCCGTATCCTTCAAACGCAGGCACTTCATCAAACCACGCTTCTAAGTTAGCAAGTGCTAGTTCAATAATAGCAACAGACTCTTCTTCTGTGCGTACATTGCCTGCAGCAATCATACTGTCTGTGAATATATTAGTTGCCCATTCAGGTAACTTACGTTGTTTTGTTGGAATAAAGTCTTTAACAGCATCTCTATATCCTTCTATCATAGGATGATCATCGCCGCCACTACTAGCACTAAAGTCATGAAATGCACCAGTCATCTTATTTTTGCCTGCAATAACATCAAAGCCGTATATAGGTGCATCGTTATCTAGTGTAGGAAAACAACATACGTGCATCATCCATAAGCCTTTAGACTCACGTGCATCTACAACGTCTATGTGCGCTCTACGTACATTTTTATTTGCCCATACACGATTAATCCATCCTTGGTCAGGTTGATTAAAGTGATCCAGTCCCGGTTCATCAAATTCAGTAGCATGCTTTTCAAATATATTAATTATTTGTTCTTGGCATTCTATTAGTCTATCCCAGATAACGCTCAATGTCTAACTCCATTAGTTCTTTAAATAATTTAGTACTAGATTCAAATACAAACTTTGCTTCGTCGGCCATGCTGTCGTCTATTTTTGATCTAATCTTTTCTTTTAGTTCTGCTGTGTCACCATCAAAATCATACATTCTAGTTTTGCCTGGTACTTTGCGTCTAATCATTTGTCCGCCACTTAGATCGCCCATATGTAAAACATAGATGTGTGCCATAACAGCATCAGCATCATGCATTATCTCTTTCATATGTCCAATGTATTCGTTTGTGCTTTCAACTATAGGTGGCGGTAATTGATTTTCCCATAGTTCTAAATAATCTTCGTGTATTGCGTTTTTACGCCTTACTTCAAATAAGTCATCTAACAAGCCATGCATTGTCGCTATAGCTTCTAGTATGTCATACTTCTTATGCTGATTCCACAAGTAAGTTGCATAGAACTGTGGATTAATTTTTCCACTCATTAGTACTTTTACAAATTCTTGTCTTTCAGCTTCTTTATGGTGTTCCCATGTTAAATCTTTTATCGTTGTCATTACTCTTCGTTTTCTTCTATCTTTATCTGTAAGGGGAACCCGTGGTTCCTGCTTAATGTTGTTGCTTCGTGGGCTCGAATCTCAGCAATCTCGTAAGAGTAAATACCAACTACACCACTACCTTCTGTGTGTATTGTCATAGTTATTTCTTCAGCCGATTGTTGACTGTGCTTAAATATAGTTATCAACAAGTCAACAACCCACTCCATAGGTGTGGCGGTATCATTAAGGAATAATACCTTATACCGTGAAGGTTGCTTAACTACTTTCTTAATTTTTTCATCTAGTTTAATATCTAGGTCGACCGACATTTCTTATTCTCCTAATATAGTGGGGGAGTTGTTACACTCCCCCTAGACATATTACTTATCTGTATTACCTTCGATTGTAAGACCGTCATTGATCTTAATTGTCTTAGGTTTCAGTGCTTCTGGTACTTCACGTACTAGATGTACATTTAGCATACCTAGTTCAAGGCTTGCGTCTGCTACCTTGACGTGGTCAGCAAGTGTAAACTCTCTACGGAAATTACGTCCGCCAATACCTTTGTGTAAGTATTTGACTTCTTCATCTCCTTTAGGAGCAGTACCTTCAATTTTCAACTGATCGCCGTCTGTTGTAATTGATAGATTGTCCATACCAAAGCCGGCAACAGCCAATGAGATCATATACTCATCTTCGTTGATTTGTGCTATGTTGTATGGGGGATACCCGTTTCCGTTTGGACTGTTTGCAAACCCTCTTTCGAGTTCATTAAATAGTCTATCAAAGCCAATAGTAGCTCTGTGGAAGTTAGGTAGGTCTAGAGTTGTTAGTCTTGTCATTTGTTTTCTCCTTTAATAAGCAAGATTAAATTTAGCACCCTTTCGGCGTGCCAGTTAAATGTAAAAAAGAATCAGTCCTTTCTACACTTTTATTTATCATTGTAAAACCGCTACTATATCTTTTTCGACGATAGTTGTGTATTTTACATCTGATAATTCGTACGAATCACCTGTACCTGGGTTGACTAGTATCCTATCACCAATATTGATATTAGGTACTACAAAGTTGCCTCTGTTGTCATACGTGCCAGGTCCAACAGCAAGTACTTCAGCTTCAAGTATTCCGTCTTGCTTTACTGTTGCAATAAAAATACCTCCTGCTGTTTGCTGTTCAGGTTCATCTACCTTGATAATAATTTTATCAAGAATTGGTCTTAAGTTCATAGTTATTTCCTGTAAATTAATTTAATTATACTATAGTTTGAATTTAAAGTCAACTATAAAGAATGCATTATCTTGTGCAAAACTTTTATCATAGTCTATTTCAACATAAGGTATAACTGTAAATTTGTCATTTACTTTATATTCTAAACCTACGTAGGTTTGTAAATGACTGTAGCCTACATCTTTTGATGTATATGTATATTGCCAGTGTGGTTCTAAAGTAACAAATGGTTTACCGCCAAGCAATGTTAGATAAGACGGAGCGTATCCAAAAGATGGACGATAACGAAATATGTTATCCTTCTCTTCTCTAATACGATGTTCAAATTTGTGATTGAACCAAAAGCCGTGCAATCGAAAGCCTTTCTTTTGCACTCTGAACCAGTGTTCTTGAAGCTCTCCTTTATGTACATTTCTATACTCAAGGCGATATGGTGAGTCCTTAAAGTCTTTTCGTATCATGTACTGTTGTACATCTTTGTCTATGTGCTGTCTAGTTCCAAAAGAGTAGCCGCTTTCGCTATGTTTAATCCATGTGTTAGTTTCAACATAGTCAAAGTCCTTTGCTTCTGCAAAGGTTGCTGTTAATAACAGCATTATTATTATATATTTCATTTTAATAGTCTCCGTAGTTGTAGGCCCAACTGAATAGGCCTACATTAGTTTTAATGTTTTAGATTATTAGTGTTGCGCCACCTGCGCCCACTAGTAAGAGCATCCATACTCCAAGAGCACCTGCATACTTACGCCAAGGTGTTCCAAAATACATCTTCCCTATTGCCATACATTTATGCATTGGTGATACTAGGTATCCGCAATAGTCTAGTGCAAAGAACCATACAAAGTATTCTACTCCGTACACTAATGATAGTATTGTTGTGATAGCAGCAAACCTGCTACTTGATCCAAACAAAAATGCTGAACCAAACGCTAAGCCACTTAGTGTAGCAAAGCCTGTAACAGTGTTAATGTCAAACGCTGTATTTTCAAGATACGCTTTAATATCGTTTGTATACTCTCTTGTAAAGTTAGCCATTATAATAATAACAGCAACCCAGGCAAGTAGTTTAAAGTCTACAAAGCCTAGTAACCTTTTGTAGTCCCACGTCATAGTTAATACCATGTAGTAGAACAACAGCCCGCCAAACACTAACCAAGGGTCTAAGCCCGCTACTGGTTTTAGTGCTAGTGCGATAGCAAATAAGAAAGGTACTACGTTTCTTAAAACATTAGAAACTTTAAAATGTTGTTTTTGTATGTTAAGTTCAATGTCATCTTCTTTGACAAAAAACATAATATACCCAAACACCAATCCTAAAGAAACAATCAACAGTGGTAGTAATGAATATACTACAGCACCGTATGTAATACTGAATGCAGCCATTGGTATAAGAATAGTCTTTTCCAATGGTGACCACACATAGTAATGGTGTGTTGACAGATAATCAATTATGCCAAACTTCTCTCGTCCTTTTGATCCTTTCGGAGGAGCGATAGTGTCTAACATACCAGCCGATACTGTCACACGGCCGGATATAGGGAGAATACCCGTAAATGCACTCATCAGTGCTACAATTACACGCTTTGATTTAAACACTTTTTGTATGTAAGCATAAGCGCCTGCAAACAAATTGTGTTGTTTTATCAAACCAGCAACCATCATGATGAACGCAATAAACAGTAGGTATTCTTGCCCCTTGTACAGCAAGTGTAAGTTTTCCAAGGTCATTTTTATCTCCTGTGTTTATTTTCCTATGGTTGCAGACTCATAAACTGAATTATGAGTTTGCGTACAACGAACGAACGTTGTACATTTTGCTAGTTGTTTTAGTTTCATTGCACCTGCATAGGTACATGTACTACGCACACCTCCAAGGATCTCTTGCACCGTTCGGGCAACTTCTCCTCTATAAGGCACTAACACTGTGCGTCCTTCTGACGAACGATAATCTTTCAATCCACCAAAATGTTTGTTGTTTGCACTAGCACTACTCATTCCGTAGAATTGTACAAACTGTTTTTCTTCAACTCGGCATGTTTCTTTTGTTTGGTCGCCGACATCTTCACGTATAAGTTCATTTGTTTGATAGTACCTGGTAATTACCTTGCCGCCACCTTCGTCATGTCCAGCAAGCATGCCTCCAAGCATAACGAAGTCTGCTCCTCCAGCGAATGCCTTAGCAACGTCTCCAGGAGTACTACATCCGCCATCAGCGATGATATGTCCGCCAAGACCATGAGCAGCATCAGCACACTCAATAACAGCACTAAGCTGAGGATAACCAACACCAGTTTGAATACGAGTCGTGCAAACGCTCCCAGGACCGATGCCCACTTTAACAATATCTGCTCCACTTAAAATTAACTCCTCTGTCATTTCTCTTGTTACAACATTTCCTGCAATGATTACCAAGTCTGGAAATGCTTCACGTACCTTACGAACTCTTGCCGCAAAGTGATCTGAGTAACCATTTGCAATGTCCATACATACGTATTTTAATTTGTCTTTAACTATTGCATAAACTATTTCAAGTTTGCACCAGTCATCATCACTTGTGCCAATACTCATAGCAACATTAGCTGTACGCTCTGGCATGTCATTGTCAAAGTACTCTATTAGTTCATCTGCACTATATGTCTTTACTAAGCAAGTAAAGATTCTGCCTTCTGCAAGTTTATCTGCCATTTCAAATGTACCAACACCGTCCATGTTACTTGCCATAATAGGTACACCTTCGTAATCAGACTTGCTGTGTCTAAATGTAAACTTACGGTCTAGTTTAACTTGCAAACGACTACGTAATGTACTACGCTTAGGACGAATTAAAACATCCTTATAGTCCAGCTTCATATCTTCTTCAATCCTCACTGTTTTTCTCCGTAATTAAAACTAATTGATAACCTGTCACGTCTTGATGTATTGCCTTGTACACTGTGCTTTAACCAACTAGGAAAAATATACAGTGCGTTTGTTTTTGATGCATAACTTGCTCGTGTACTTGTAAAGTATGTAGGCTTCTCTACTTCTATAGGCATATGGTAATCAGCATTGTCACTACGTTCAAATTGTATATTGCCTTGTGAAGGATCTGCATCTATATAATACACGCCACTAAGAACACTGCCTACATGATTATGTAGATCGTTATATGCTCCGGGTGGATTGATGTTTAACCAGACGTTGTATAACTCTAAAGGTTTAAGTCCTACTTGGTTAGTACAAAAGTCTACTTCTTCGTTGATAGTTTGCATTAGTCTATCAAGTGCTTTACATTCTCCTGCTTTAATGTCAGGACTTTGATAGCCGCCATAATTACTAATTACTCGTGACGGTGTATTGTTCTTTAGTTCGTATGCAAACTTTTTAAGTTCGTCATTCTTGCCGCTGTGAATCATTGAGCTCCAAACTACGCTTGGAAACCACAACTCTGTGTGCATTGCCATTTTAGAATCCTAAGTCTGATTTTCTCTTAGCTAGGTTTTTCTTGTGTCTGTTGACAGCCGCTTTCTTTTTACGATTCCGTTTTTCACAGGGCTTCTCGTAAAACTCACGTTCACGTACTTCTTGTAATATACCAGCTTCTTGTACTTTCTTCTTAAAAATTCTAAGAGCTTTTGTTACATCGTTGTTACGCACTTCTACAGATAAACCCTTAGGTTGTTCTTTGGCTTCGCTGTTGAAGCGTTTACCGCTATTAAAGTTTTTGGTAAAGTTATTATTTCTAGGCACTAAGTACTCCTTCCTTTAGTTGTTGTAAATCGTATATTCGATTAATACTTAATTTATTATACACTGTTTCTACCGCATTTGTCAACCACAAAGTGTTACTTTGTGAAATAATATATGACGCTAAGTCACGTACTTGTGAATCACACTGGTCTAAATCTATAATGGTTTTGTTACATATTTTAACTAACGACAGTAACCAATCTAAATTATGGTCGTTAGCTTGTGGTGAGTAGATGTACAGGTTAAAAGAAAGATCCCAATCTTGTACAGTTCTTTGAAACTCTTCTTTAAGAGCAACACTTGGATATATTAATAGTATACTAGGATCGCTATTGTGTAATATATCCGGTGGAGTAATTACTTTAATTTGAGGCATGTATTATTTTTTCAACCGTTTCCATAATGTATCATCGGATTGTTCGCTGTTCTGTACATACCCTTCTTCATCTGGTACCCACGGTAATTTGTCAATCCTACCTTGTATATATAAGGTTTTCCAACTCTTAAGGTTCTCATTTGGATTGTCATTCTTCCATTGTCTTTTACGCTCGGCTATCGAAGCATCTGCTTCTAATATATCTACGTGTTCGCGTCTTTGTTTTTGTTGGGGAGTTTCGTTTGACTCGGCTTTAAGTCTCACGTCTTTTTTTTTGATTTGCTCTATTTCCTCTGCAAAGAAAAAAGCATTTTTAGTATCTGGGTATTGCTTTTCATTAACTTCAGGTTCTTCGTCTTCAAATTCTTTGTCTAGTATTTCTTGATCGACATCCTCAAATTTAAGTTCTTCTTCAGGCTCTGGCTCTGGCTCAAATGATGGCGGAACATTAGCAGAAATTACATCTGCTCTCATACGCTCGTAGTCTTGCCATTCATTGTCGTCAAGCTCAGGCTCAGGCTTACGTTTTTTATTCCATTCAAATGTATATTGACTTGCAATTAGCAATAGTACAGCAAGAGGATCAAATACAAAAATAATTATTATAATTACCCAACGTACAGCCTCTTCTAACATATTACGGTCTGCTTGTTCACCATATACAAACTCAGCAATATATTTGATTGGTCCTACTTCTGCTTCTAGTTTTCTATACTCTGATTCAAGTTCAAACTTTTCATCAGTTAGTGTTTCTATTTCTGTGTTTGCTGTTCTTACTCTATCAAACTGTTCATCTAACAATTCGTCAAGGTTAATATCGTCTGTGCCTAACTTGCTTCTTAGTCTATTGATAAGTGTATTAGACTGTGCAATATTATCGTCAGCAACACTTCTTAATCTTGTTATCTCTTTACGTGACGCTACTACTGTAGGCGAGTTTGCAGAGTCTTGTATCTTAACTAACCAGTCTGCACGTTCTGCCTGCTTTGCTTCTTTCCAGTCGCCAATTTTTTCTGCTGTCTTTTTACCAAACACTCCATCTGCACTTGCGCCGATTGTTTGTTGAGCTTTTTTAACTTCGCCATTATCTACATAACCTTGAAGGGTTTTAATTTCTGCATCTATTTTATCTAACTCAGTTTGGAATAATTTTGTGACGTTAGCAATAATAACATTTTGCTCGTCAATCGCAGGTTGAACACGGTCGTATGCTGTGTCTATACGCTCTTGTTCTTTGTCAATTTGTTCTTGTATTTGTGTGTCGTTGTTGAATGTGCTTGATTCTAATTCTCTTACTTTGTTTTCTGCTCGTCCAACAATTCCAATCTGTCTAGCAATTTCTTCATCAATACGTTCTATTTGTGCAAAACTTTCTTCACCTGCACTAGTTTGTTCGATGTGTGCTTTACTTAGAAACCCAAATATACCCATACTTGTTATAAGCATAAGAACGAACACCGCAGAGGCGAGATAAGTTCGTAACCACCATGCAGCCTGTTTCCAATGTTTGTGTAGCCAGACAGCCGTTACTAGTTTGCCGACTTCAAGTACTCCACCCATAATCATAATAGGTACAGCCGCGGCGGCAAAGATTGCTACAAGTCCTGCAACAGAATAATATATTGCTACGGCCGATATACAAAGGGCCGTAATTAAAGTTAATATACCTAGTAACATTGTGTTTCCCTCAATGTATTTATCGTTATTTCCGGACAAAATGCCACCTGGTATCTTCGTAGTGCTTCTTACATACTGTTTCTTCGAAGTGTCTAGAACGTCCTTTTACAGTTACTAAACTATAAATTACTCTACAAAATCCACTTCCTTGTGGGTATCCGTGGACAGCTTTTACATGTCCTTTTGCATCACGTTCATACCAACTAATAACTTTGCCATAGTCGCTTTCAAGTGCTGTATAAAATGCACCTGTTTGTTTTTGTTTTTGCTGAGTGTCTAGTCCGTATTTGCTAGTTAGATATATGCCTTGCATAACATCTACCATTAGACTTGCGCCGCCAGTTGGACTTTTTACAGCCGGAACGTCGACAGCTCTAGTTTGATACGGAGTAGAAGAGCAAGCTGATATGCTAACTATTATTGCCGTCGATATTAATGATTTCAGTACTACCATCGAGCTTCTCACAATATACTCCTCGCTGTTGAATTAGGTTACCACGTCTGTTTTCAGTATACCAAAACTCTTTGCAACCTTTGTCAATTCCTGCACGTTGAGTTGCAACTTGTTGTCCTGGTCTATCTGTACATTCTAACTTAGTTTCACTATTAACTATATCGTTTGTACGTTCGATCACTTGATCTGTGTAACAGTACTGTGGAGTATAGTCGTAGTGCTGTGAAGTAGTGCATGCTCCTAGCATTGCAACTACTCCAAGTAATAGTATAAACCTAATCATTTACTGTAGCTACTGTGTTTTGTAATAACAGTTGGTCAAATACAGTCTTTGGCATTTTAAGTTTTACAAATGTATACTGTTTGCCGTTGTATACATAAGTTGAACGCTCTTCTTCAAGATGCTGAACAATAGCTGTGTCTTTAACTTTGTAGCCAATTCTAGTATTAGTCTGTTTTACATCATTCACAAAGGATAAGTTAGTTTCGCTATTCACTCTACCGTTAATACGTTTTGCGAAGTTATTCATTGCAATTGCATACATCTGTTCTTCAGCGGCTTGTTGATGTTTTGATTCACCAGCACCACATGCATATGCATATTGTTCTTTCCACCAGAAGTATCCTTCTGCACCTGATTGAGCGCAATTTGCATACCACTTAGGTTGTGCGTATTCGTCACGTTCTGCGATTGTTGTCATTGAACTACATGCTCCAAGTGTCAACATGACACCAGCAATAGTTGTTGCTTTTAACATATTCTTCATTTGAGCCTCCATTAGCCTATTCATTAAGTTTATATTATATAATCATTAAAAAGTTTTGTCAACCACTTTTATGGCCAGCGGTAAAAAATGTGTTGTCCTATACGCCCAACTTGATCTAAATCGCTAATCCATCTTGGGGAAACATATGTTGCATGATAGTGTGTAGAACCTTCTGTAATGCCTCTATACTTTCCTAGATATACAAGACGCTGTGCTATCTCTTGAGCTCGCATCCAACTGTCTAGGTCATGTGTTGCATCACTACGACCATCACACCACCAACTAAACTGACACTTGTGTCGAATAGGATTGTATATGCGTTCTTCATCGTTTAGATTAGAATACTGTTTGGTCTTCCAACTCTCTCTTACTGGACCTTGTTTTACTACTTCACAAATAGTATTAGGATAGCGTGTATCTTGTACACGATTAAGAACTACATCTGCAACAGCATATTGTCCTGCAATATGATCTGCTCTTGCTTCGTGATAGATGTTTATTGCTAAACAATACAGTTCGGGTTCTTCTACTTGCGAAAACACTTCGCCTTCTATTGGTTGTTGAAACGTAGATCCTTGTGCCATTGTTCCGAACAACAGGATAAAACATACATATACTAACTTCATTTTGCCATCCTTGCAATTTCTTTTGCTTGATCTGTCCCACGCATAACAGGAACAGCATTTGATTTATGCATTGTAGCAATGCCTACAATAAGATCACCTGTGTACTTAGGTGTTTCTTTCTTAGTGCCGCCGGAACAACCTCTATTGAAAGTACCTGCTTTGATTGCTTCTTCCATTGCTGAAGGAATCTTTGGGTCATTTCTGCGCCAGCTTGTGTCAGGAGTATATGTACCCCTACTTTTTACAAGTGCTTTGTACTCACCTCGGACATACGAAATGTAGTCTTCTACTGTGTTGTACTGTAATGAGTGATTGTTTGCTCGACGCATTGCTTTGTTGTGCTTACGCCATTCGATAGTATATCGTTCGATATCTTTTTGTGTGAGAGCTTTTTTCTTACGCTTCTTAGTACTGATGGTACTAAGACCTCTCGCTAGATGCATTGTCATTTTGCCTACTCCGTGCCTATATTATAGTAATACTATAGCACGGAATAGACTCTATGTCAACCTTTTATAGTATTAAGTTGCTACAAGAGTTGCGGACGCTGTTACTAGTGTACCGCTTGTATCAATGTTATTTGGTCCAACTGCTGAAACAGCGTATGCATTGGTAGATCTAGTCCAATCGCCACCTATTGTTCTAATTCTATGTTGTAAGCCTAAGTGATCAAATGTATCACATACTACAGTCATTGTACCACTGGCATCGTCAGTAGTATGATAAATTAAAGGATTAATTTCTCTGCAAATTGCTTCTACTACTTCGTCAATAGCATCATCTTCTGCTCTCAGATCAACTGCTGTACCGTTTGCAATTTTAACTAAAATTTTGTAAGCGAATACGTGACCATTGCTAAAAACATTTCCGGCTGTGAATAGTCCTGATCCGTTTACTCTTGTTACTGCTGCCATTGTTATCTCCTTCTGCTAGTGTTATTTATCTTCCATTAACGCAACTGCGGCATCATAGTCTTCTTGTTTAATGACGCCTTCACGTAGTAATTTAGTTCTATTAACTAGATGCTTTGCAGCAATTTCTTCTTTACTACCGCCAAAATATGCTACAGCATGTCCTTCTTCAATAAGGATATCTGTTACAAGTTCTGCTGGACCATTTTCATAACGCTCTACTTTGAAGTCTCCAAGAACACGTCCGAACTTGCCTTTCATATCTTCCCCCTTACGGTCTTCAGTAGTAATAAGTTTACCGCCATCTTCCATAAGTTCTTTTAGTCTTGCTTTGGCCGCTTCGCCAAACAAGTCTTCTACTTTATCTCTTGTGCGTGACTCAGGCGTATCAATGCCCATAATACGAACACGCTCGTCTGTTAGTGTTACACCAAAACCTAGATCGATATCTACGTCTACTGTGTCACCGTCTACTACTTTAATGACTTTTACGTCATACTCATTCTTTTGCATTGTGTTTCCCTCTTAACTTAGTTTCTTTTTAATCCACATATAGATTGCATATACTACTAATAGATATGCTGTGGCTACTGTTACATCTACAATATGTTCTCGCATATGATAGATAAATTCTATACCTGCTTGTACATCGCCTTGACTTTCTACGTTTTCAGTAATGTTTATTGTCTTACCTTCGAACCCGTCAAACGCTCCATCTTCGATAATAATATCTGCTTCTGGAAAATCGTCCTCGCTAGTAGGCATCTCCACTGTTTGATTTATATCTGCCATTGTTTTGCCCCTTGCCCTGTTATATACTAACATTATTTAGTCATAAAAAAAGAGTCCTTAGGACTCTTAATTTAGTTTATTATGTTATATTAACTTCTATGCTACTGATTGGAATGCTGTCCAAGTTGCAGTGTCAAAACATTTAAACATTACTGGTTGTTCATATGTAACTGTGATCGACTTTGCTGTAGCACCTCGATAATAATGTACTACAATATCTTCTTCGCTTTCAATTGTATACAGATATAAAGTTTTGACTCCTGGACCAAAACCCCATCTAGGAAGATCAATCGCACCAGTACCACCAGTGGCTCTTCTTAACATAATATTTTTGTCTGTCATCAAGTCTTCGTCAAAACCTTTAGTCGTATCTCCGCCCGTTTTATCTGCTAACATATTATCGCCACGATAGACTTCAATTTCTTGTGGAGATCCTGTTCCATACATATCGCCGGGTGTATATCCTGCTGACGCATTTGTTACGACTTGTTGAAACTCTTCAACTAACGTTCCAGCCGACACCGGATTACCGCCTGCTGTTATGCCATCGCCTAGTCTAAGTGAATTATATGTACCTCCTACAACTAATTCACCATCTTTGTATACAGGGCCGGTGAACTCAATCCCATCCTTTACGTGCTTCATTTTAATTTTGCGTGCCATTATGGTTATTTCTCCAGTAAGTAAGTTATATTGCTTACATGTATTTAGTCATAAAAAAAGGATTGCAATTCAACAAAGCAACCCTTTTTTGTTTTTATGTGGTTAACTTACAACGCGAAGTTGAATCCAATCATAAATTCTCTATCTGTGCTGTCAAAATCACTGTCCATCTTTTGCAATAGTTGCAAGTTGACTTCAGTTCTTTCGTTCACTGATACTTTAACACCTAATGCACCGTAACTATCTGATCTATCAAAGTTCAAAAAGTCACCTTGAGTTGATGCAAAGTCGTATCCTATTTCTGCGTATGGAGTAATTCCACCTGCAGGCATTTCAACGCCAACATACGGACTAAGAACTAGTCTATCGTCTGCGTATGAGTCACCAAAGTCATAGTGTGCTTCTGCAACACCATATACATTTAGATTAATTAGGGTTGTGTCAACTCTTTTACCCAAGTTAACACGATAGTCATTTACTGAGTTATCGTTAATTACTTGAACACCAAAGTCCACTGGTAGGCCACCGTAGCTTAGTGAAAACACTTCTGCGTCATCAGCAAAGTCTGCGTGTGTGCCATTTGCGTAGCCAAAACTTAAATCGCCTTTTGCAACGTTTACTGCAACTCCAGTTTCATTGAAGTCTTCAGCAATTGCTGTACCAGCCATAAAGGTTAGTGCTACTATTGATAATAATAGTTTGTTCATTTTATAATTCCTTTTAGTATTATTACTTGCGTGTTATCTCAAACGCTTGGGTATTTATCTCTTAAGATGAAATCAGTTACATTTTTTGAACTGAGATAATCTTAAAAGAACAATAACTTTGCATTTCCTGCGATAATCATGCAGCAAGTTGTTATATGAAGTAGCACCCATCCAGTTCGAATAAGTGCTACCCTGTCTGCTCTTAAATCATCTTCGTATGCTTTTTGTCCAATGGCCTTACACCAATATTCCCACATACGAGCAATCATCACATTGAGTTCTTCTTTTCAATGATTTCTTTTCTACGATCTTTGGTAAGTTTACCTAGGTCGCCAAGTGCCTTTCTAGCTCTTGTTGCAGCTGCCTTTACACCTTTCTCTTCGAAAGTTGCATGCTCTGCCAAGTAGTTGTTGTACGATTGTACAATTTCTTCATGTGTCGCCATAATTCTTCTCCAGTTTTATGTTTTACAAATTTATTTAATTGATCTACGTTTAAGGGGTGTTAAAAGTGGTTTAGCTAGGATCGCCAACGTTTACGTTAGCACTACCTGTTGCTGCATCTCCACATGTAGCAAGGTCACCTGCGTTTACAACAGCTATTCCGCCAATGGATACATTGTTAGAACCTGCTATCATAGTCGGACTAGCATGAGCGCCTGACCCGTGACCAGCTACATCGTCGCCGTCTACAATGACTAGTTCACCGTTTGCAAAAACAGTGGCCTGACTTGGAATTAGATCTCCGTCAGCTGTATCATTGTTACGACTAATTCCAGGCATTAAGTTACAATACCTGTAGTTTGTTGGACATACTGTTTTGAAATTTCTTCAATTGTTATGCCTACTGTCATTACGTTAGTATGCTTAAATGCCATTGACTGGTCATTTGCTGTACTAAACATAAATGGTGCTAGTGCAAGGCCTTGCTGGCCCATTACTATTGCAAATGGCTTCTTAAGTTTGTAACCTGTTTCAGATTCTTCTTCTAATCTACCAATTATTTCTTCACCAGTTGATAGCTTCATTGAAACTACGTCACCGACGCTGTGTGTTTTTTGAATCAACATTATAATGTGTGTCCTGTGCCATTGAACCCGGTGTTTTCAATGTAAGTTAATAAATCTGTATACCCGCCTATATTTTCACCGTTAATTTGTATCTGGGGTACACTCCTTGCTCCTGGAACAGCTTCGAGTAAATCTTCTAACTCTACATCAGTTCCAATCATTTTTACTTCGTAATTCACATGCATTGCATTTAACTTTGCTTTTGCTTTATCGCAAAAAGGGCATTGTGGCTTACTCCATACTACTACATTCGTCATAAACTAAATCCTTTAAGTGAATCTTCACTTACGTCTTGTTTAATACCACCAATAACATAAGACTCAACTTCTGTCTCTTGTGGGGCTACCTGCAAGCCTGAACTACTCAACCAATGTGTAGTCCACGGTAATGGGTTAGTGTTTACAGGTTGGTCAAAGATTGCATCTAGTCCTAATGCTTTTAATCGTCTGTTAGCAATATACTCTACATACTGATTAAGAAGTGTTGCATTAAGTCCAATCATTGAACCATCTTTAAACAAGTACTCCGCCCATGCTTTTTCTTCTTCTACACAGGTACGCCACATTTCATATACTTCTTCCTTGCACTCTTTAGCAATCTTAACCATTTGTGGATCGTCTTTGCCATTGCTCCAGTTCTTAAGAACGTGTGTGCTGAGTGCTAAGTGTTGTGCTTCGTCACGTGCAATTAATGAAATAATCTTTGCAGAACCTTCCATTAGTTTTAGTTCGCCAAAGCCAAACGTACATGCAAAGGATACATAAAAGCGAAGTCCTTCTAGGATATTTACATTCATCATAGCCAAGTAAAGTTTCTTTTTGACATCTAGCATACTACCTTCGCCACGATGATTGTAAGCGTCTGCCGCTTGTGTAAATGCATCGTAGTTCTTAGTAACAGCTTCTGCACGTTTAAGAATCTCTTTGTCGTCCAAGATAGTATCAAATACTTCACTTGGATCAGCGTACACATTTTTCATAATATGTGTATACGAACGTGAATGGATTGTTTCAAAGAAGTCCCAAGTAACAATACAACCTTCTAGTTCTGGTAAGGATACGTGTGGCAAAAATGCTAGACACGGACCACGTCCTTGTACACTATCAAGTAATGTTTGATACTTTAAGTTTGCTGTAAAGATATGCTTCTGCTCAGGGCGGAAGTTAGCATAGTCTGCTCTATCTTTCTGCAATGAAACTTCTTCTGGACGCCAAAAATATCCAAGCATCGTTTGGTTTAATTTATCAAACACAGGAAACTTAAATGTATCATATCTCTGCGTGTTCATATCTGCTCCGAAGAACATGTTTTGTTTTGTAAAGTCAACCTTATCAGTGTTGAATACTGTTTTCGCCATTTTAAACTTTCCTCTTTCCTATGTAGCTATGCTACTATCTTTTCTATCGTTTGTCAAGAACTAAATTGCACAAGCTTCGCACTCTTCTTCATCGTTCTCAAATTCGCCCTGCGGCAGTTGTTCTAGTGGTGCTTCGTCTTCTAGCTCACTAGGATCTGTTTTATAATCATATGTGTTCTGATAGTATGATGTCTTCCAACCTAACTTGTATGTGTTAAGTAGATCACCTATCATTACGCTCATTGGCACTTCATTGTTATCAAAGTGTGTTGGATTGTAACTCCAGTTGCCGCTAATTGCTTGGTCAAAGAACTTCTGCATCACAGCAACAATATTTATATATCCTGTGTTGTTTGGCATTTCCCATAACAAACTGTAGTGGTTCTTTAGCGTTTGATACTGTGGAACAATCTGCTTAAGAGGCCCTTTCTTGGACTTCTTAACGGACAAGAACCCTCTAGGTGCTTCAATTCCGTTTGTTGCGTTCGACACAACGGAACTGCTTTCCGATGGCATTTGTGCGGACAACGTTGAGTGCCGTAGTCCGTGTTCCTTGATGTCAGATCGTAAACCATCCCAATCATAGTTTAATTTGTTCTCCACTACTGTATCTACATCTTTCTTATATGTATCAATAGGAAGGATGCCGTCTGCGTATTTAGTACGATTAAAGTACTCGCATGCGCCGCGCTCTTTTGCAATAGTGTTACTTGCTTTTAACAAATAGTACTGGAATGCTTCTGTTAAATCGTGTACTAATTTCCATGCTTCTTTATCATCATATTTAACATGATTCTTTGCAAGGTAATGTGCTAGTCCAATATAACCTACACCTAAACTACGCCTTGCTTTTGTGCTAATCTCTGCCGCCTTAATTGGATATTTCTGGTAGTCAATAATTTCTTCTAATGCTCTTACAGCTAACTCACATAGTTCGCCTAAGTCATCTAAGTTTCTTAGTGTACCTACATTAATAGCACTAAGAATACATAATGCAATTTCGCCTTCTGGGTCATCAATATGATTAAGTGGCTTAGTTGGTAGTGTAATTTCTTGACACAAGTTACTCATGTACACTGTGTCTTTAAATGAGCTATGCGTATTTGCGTGGTCTACATTCATAATGTATATACGCCCTGTTTCTGCACGTTCTTTAACTAACGCACTAAACAGTTCCATTGCTTTGATAGTTTTCTTTTTAACACTTGTTTTACGTTCATATGACTCGTATAGTTCTTTAAATTTATCTGCATCACCAAAGTATGCTTCGTACAATCCTGGAACATCGTGTGGCGAGAAAAGAGTTATATCACCGCCTGATAACAATCTTTCATACATAGTTTTGTTTAACTGTATGCTGTAATCTAATTTACGTACACGATTATCTTCAGTACCTTTGTTGTTCTTTAGTACAAGAATGTCTTCAATCTCTTGATGCCAGAACGGAAAATGTGTTGTAGCACTTCCGCCACGTACTCCGTTTTGTGTACAACAACGTACTGTGCTTTCGAACTTCTTTAAGAAAGGAATGATACCAGTGTGCGCCACTTCGCCACCACGTATCTTCGCGTTGACCCCACGTATGCGTCCAGCGTTAATGCCAATGCCCGCACGTTGAGCAGTATACCTGCCGATAGCCATATCACTAGCAAAAATACTGTCAAGAGTATCATCACTGTCAACAAGTACACAACTTGCAAACTGGCGTACAGGAGTTCTAACCCCTGCCATGACTGGCGTTGGGATATTGATTTTAAAAAGTGAGGTCGCATCGTAGTATCTCCTTACGTAGTGCATACGTGTTTCTGCTGGGTAGTTAGCAAACAATGTTGCCGCAATCATCATATACATAAACTGAGGAGTTTCAAATATTTGGCCATTAGAACGATCCTGACAAAGGTACTTGTCAACTACTTGACGTAGCCCTGCATAGGTAAAGTTTTCATCACGCTTATGTCTTATATAACCATCAAGTGTAGCAATTTCTTCTGTAGTGTACTTTTCAAGTATCTCAGAATCATATACGTTACGCTCAATGTTAAGTTCAATGTTTTTCTGTAGTGTAATTGCATTGTACTCGCCGAATACATCTTTGTTTACACCATAACTTAATAGTCTAGCAGCAGCATACTGATAGTTAGGAGCATCTAAACTGATAAGATCGTTTGCACTTCGTACAAGTATCTCTTGTATATCACTTGTTGGCATACCATCATAAAACTGTAAGTTTGCATTCATTTCAATTTGACTACTACTAACACCAGCAAGACCTTCACAAGCAAATTCTACTACCTTGTGTATTTTATCGATATTAATGTGTTCTTTGTTGCCGTCTCTTTTTGTGATTTGAATGCCATTTGACATGTATGTTTCTCCTGTTCCTATTAAGTTTATTATTTATTGCAGTCGTGGCATTGTATAGACACGTTGCGAAATTATTTCTTTTGGTAGATCCGAAACTGAAATATGACTCTCGCCATCATACCCAATTACTCTATTTTGAATCATTAACAAATAGAAAGTTTCGTTCTTCTCTCTATCTATACAGATATGTATCTCTACCAATTCTTGTTTAAAGCGTTCTGTTAACTGTAGTGAATAGCACATTCCTAATACGGTACAGAAGGCACAATACTGATTTTCTGAAATCAGTTCCCACGGTTGAGGCCACATCTTTTGGTCCCATGGATCAGTATGAATACTTACTCCAGGTACACGCTGGTAGGCATCAATTGTGTGCTGTAGCGGATCAGGGTGTGTTTCGAGTGTAGCTCGAAAATCGTGCCACGATTGAAGCCTCTTCTCAAATTGTTCTTCAAACATACGTTTAACTTCGTGAACGTATTTTAAAAGTTAATTTTCCTGAGTCGAGTTGATTGGTATACTTTACCTGGGCACTCCACGCTGTCTCCAATTGGTTTAGTGTTGCACTAAATTGCAAACTTTCACCTAATGAATCTAGTCCACTTATATCGTAATCATCCATAATACTAACGCTGTTACTCTCTCTGTTTACAAACACAGTCAAAGTTCCTGATCTTGAAAACACTCTTGAGCCAACATCAGTTTTATACCAGTAGTCAATATCAAATGACTTAGTACTATCTGCGGGCAATCTAAACAATAGTTGTGGTGTGCCAATTTGGGCAAGGTCAACTTGTTCAGTATATTCGTGTTCATAAAACGCAGGTCCTTCAACCTCTGGAATATATGGTTTACTAACTATATACGCCTGATTAATACTTAAATTATACGTTCTATCAAACTCATTGTCAACTGAAATATTGCCTGATTCTCCAAATTTTATTATACTGTGAGCAACAGTTGTTTCACTTCCGCCATTGTTACCAACACTAGGACCAAATCTGTTATTGATGCTAGAGTTACGTGTACCATTTTCAATATGAATTGCTTGTTGCTCTATGGTCTCAAAGTAACACTCTCTAATGTTGTTGTCGGTTGCGTTGAATTGAGTTGCATCTGGTGTTACACCTAATTCAATTGCTTTAGTAATGTTAAAGAACTTACATGAGTCAAATTCATTACGTGATATATTACTATTGCTTACTATGGCTTTACCTATAGAAACAAATTCACAATCAATGAATCTATTAAACTCTGATCTTACAGCATTACTTTTACTTCTTATTTCAACAGCTGGGTTAGTTGCTGTGTTTAATATTTTATTACCTTCAAACTTTACATTTTCAAAGCGACTGTCACGACAACTATTTAATTGTAGTAATGCCGCGGTATCTTCTGATTCTGTTTGAAGTGTACAATCTTTAAATGTAATATACCTTGCACTGTTAGCATATGACATTGTGGGATCATCATTTGGAATAGTAGTAGATACTACGCCTGTGTAAGTTGTATCGCTTGATATAGTCTTAAACATATTAAAGTCGCCTGTCTTAATAAAAACAGTTTTCTCTTTACCTGCTCCAACTATAGTTGCGTAAGGTGGTATGTTTATTGTTGAACTTATTCTATATATACCTGCTTCAACATGTAGTATTACTCTGCTCTGCGGATTGTTACGTGTTGATGGTTTTAGGTATAGTTCGTATAATGCTTTTTGTAATGCTACAGTAACATCTGAACCGTCACCTGCACATCCAAATGAACGAACACTTACAATATCGTCAAGTCTAGAATTAAGTGTACGCTCTACAGAGATACCTTCGCCAGTGTCAATACTACCTCGTTTGTAAGAATATGTACCAACTAGTTCGAACAAGTCATCATGTTCGGTAAGTATCTTTGAATTGCCTACTTGAGGTGCGCCTTCTGCAACACTGCCATTGCCGATGTAAAGTTCTTGTTCGTCAACTGCCCAACCAAATTCACCGCCAGCAAGTTGCGGGATACCTGATCCTTGATTTGCTTGTCCCCTACGGACTTGTATACGACTGATTTGTACTACGGCCACTGCGCTCTCCTAAGTTGCTTTCTATAATGTATTTATGCTTGTTTCTCATAATACATTTCGCAACGCTTCCACCACTCCTGCGCCCACTCATCAAACTCATCTGGCCATATATCAAACTGTTGATAATCTAAATCACGTGAACACATAAAGATATGTCCTTCACGTATGTTTGTGCCATGTACTTCGTTGTGTGCTAATGCGTATGCAGTAAGTTGTAGGTAGTAGTCATACACCCACTCAGGTTTCTTAGGTTTGTTAGTTTGTTTAAAGTCCATTATGCAAGGCTGACCTTTGTATTGTCCTACTAAGTCAGTTGTTCCTGCATAGATGCCCGGAACATATAAAGGAACTTCACTTCCCCATATCTCATCTACATCACCCATTGCTTCGTCACGTATAACACACGCCATTGAGTGTGCTTTTTGTGCATATGGATTGCTACCACAAGTTGGCCATTCGCCAAACTCTATATAATCTTCAAGGTATTTGTGCATACGTGTACCCACGCCTGCCGCTTCAGTTACAATCTCTTGTGCTTTCTTTTCGCCTACACGTTTGCGCCATGCAATTAAGTGTGACTTATCTTTTGTAGCGTCAAGTATAGTTGTTACACTTGCTACAGGTACACCGCCTGGTGCAGCATACTTACGTTTACCGTTTACTTCAACTCGCTTGAGTCTTTCGTATTTGTACTTCTCTATAATTAAGCTCAATCTTTAGGTTCCTTTGGTAATTCTACGTCATAGTCTTCTAGATGAATACGTTGCATGCCAAATGGGTCTGACATATATGGCTCGACTCCCGAGTTCGGATCGTCTACTCCAACAACAGCCGTTACTTCAGGGATCATACCAGTAAGAGTTCTTTCAATACCCTCTTTTAAAGTCATTGAAGACATAGCACAACCAGAACAAGCACCGCTCATTTCAAGTGTTACAACTCCGTCATTGTAATCAAGGTAATTTACTACGCCACCGTGTCCTGCTACTGCTGGCTGAACATATATTTCTAATACTTGTTTAATATTTTCAACAGTTGAATCATATGTATTTTTATCAGTCATAAAAAAGCTCCTATTAATGTATATAATAACACCAAATAAGAGCTCTGTCAACCGTTAATTTAAAGTCCAGCACCCACGTCAGTTGCTCGCTTTGCCATGTCACCAACAGTGTCAGCATCACTTGGCTCAGTGCTACCTACTTGATCCATAGAACTATCGTTAATAGTTACACCTTGTGGATCAAACTTAACTAACTTTTGGAGTTGTGGATTGCTATCGTAAGTTGCTTTGAATGAATTGTAATCAAACTGTGGTACGCCAGCTTTTTTCATATAGCCATTAAGTTTGTCCCACGTAATAGTGGTTCCAGGCTTAATTGTTTTGATTATTTGTACTAGTGTACCAGACTCGTCTAATGCTTCGGCTATTTTAGCTTTTTTTTTGAACGCTCTACTGACTCACGCTTTTCTCTGCCAGCTTCTTCTTCGCCGCCAGCAGCCGCATCGTCTGCACCAAAGTCATCGCCCATGTCATCTAAAGGCTCATCAATACCTGGCTCTAACTCATCAGTAGGTTCCATGTCGCCTAAGTCGCCCATGTCATCGTCGCCCATTGGCTGTTGCATGTCGCCTTCACCAGTTAGCATACCAACACCACTTGTTAGTGCTGCTCTTGTGCCTTCCATTTCAGCATATAGTTGCTCTAATGCAGGCTTAATAGTATTAGTAAATGACTCAGCTTGCTCACTACCCATCTCGTCTCTAATAGCATCTGCTAGTTCAAGCATTGATTCAGTTTGCATTTCTGCTGTGTCTTCCATCCAACCAGTAACTCTGTCAACCATGTCTTTGGCTGCCATTACTAATTCAGCTTTGTCTTCTTCGCCTTCAGTAATAGTTGCTTCAAGCATTGGTTCGTCAATGTCAGCTCTTTCGCCAATCTCAGCATTAAGTACATCTAGGAAAAGTTTTGACTTTTGATACGCTGGATTTTGAGTTGAGTTAAAACTTTCCTTTGTTTCAACTTGACTAAGTGTTGTTCTTAATTTGTTTTGGGCATCTTGTAACTGTCCAAGTGTAAATTCTTCTAAGTTTAGACGCTGGCCAAACTTCTTAGCTAGGCTTTCGTTCAAGCTCTTTGCTGTAATTGGTTTTGAAATTTCTCTTATATTCATTGTTCAACTTTCCTAAATGTTGTTCTTTGTACATTTATTTATCATTTAACACAGGATTAGTTCATCCAGTTGATTCTTGGCATCTTGTGCTAATGAGTAACTTATATCGAATCTAGTTTCTAATACTTCGTATTTAGATCCGTCCTTTGTTCGTTTCATTCCGTGATTGTAAAAAACACAATCTTGATAATGCTTACTTAATATATCATCTAACTTTTCTACAGTTCTAACTAAACTTCCTGTTTGATCACTTGCGTGTACCTTAGCAAAAGCAATAGCACTAGTCTTAGCAAAGAACTTACCTGCTTGTATATTTTCTGCTACATCATATACTAACCAAGCGCCAGCTTTCTTACTGTATCTAACTACATAGTTCTTGATACGTATGGAATTACCTTTTACTACCGGTAGAGGGTATTCTTTTAACTTGTTGTTAATTAAATTTTCTAATTGACTAGCTAAGTCCGAAATCATTTTGCACCACCATTACTATGTTGTCCCGAAGTACTTTACTTACAAGACTTTTCCTTATCAAGTTCTCAATTATGACTTGTTCTCTAGGAGAAAAGCCTTGTAGGGGTTGCACAGGTTTTACTTTATTCAATACCTCTGCTTCCTCGTTTGATAGAGCTATACTAAAGCTCTGAATTAACTCGTTCAGTTTCATTGTGGTGCAACAACTACCTTGTCACCTCTTTTGGCTTGCATAGCCGGATTAGGTTTTTCGCCAGGTTGTTGTTTCTTTGTCATTGTGACCTTTTTGGTCTTTGGATCTTTTTGTAATGCAGTAGGATTCTTCTTTAGGTCGATCATTGTTTTTGTGCCGTCTCCGTGATCAACTTCTGCCGACTGTCCTGGCTTAAGGTTTTTTATAATAGAAGGTTTCATTCCTTGCATTTCTGTTATTTCATTAATTTTCATATTATATCCTTTTTGCCTTAGACTTTTTACGGTTAGTCCTCATGCTTATGTTTACCTTAGGTAACCTACGTGAAGCAGGATTTGCTCTTTTAGTTCTTGCTGTTTTAACAGCCTGGCGCTTGGCGCCTGCTCTTTTTACTTTTTTAAGTGTAGTTGCCTTCTTAATATTCTTTGGTGCTGTACATGTTGACATCTTAGCAACAATACGTCCTTTACGTGGACCACTACTACATCTGTATTTACGAGTACTCTGGTTGCCTTTACGTCCATAAATGGATGTTGCACCTTCGTCTATACTTATTGATGTTAACTCTCGTAAGTACATTAGATTCTCTTTGCCTTACCTGCCTTATTAAGTTGAGCAACTCTACGGCTTGCTGAATTAGTGCGTTTAGTCTTACGTGCTTTACGTGACATCTTGGCACCTAGTCTTGCTTTTGTAACCTTAAGTTTCAAACGTTTCTTTATGTCAGGTCTTGCAAAGCATTGTGCAATGTTAGACACAATACGTCCATGCCGTGTGCCGCCAGCACATCTAAACTTACGAACAACCTTGTTGCCACGTTTAGCCCATGCCATCTTAGCTTCGTCTAGTTCTTCTAGCGGTAAGGTAATCTCTCTTAATAACATATAGTTATTTAGTTGATTAATTAACGTTTAATAATATAACGATTATTGTTGATAATAAACCAGCAACGATTGTGCCAGCTGTTCCGATAAGCACTTTAGTCAATGATGTTTGACCCTCTGTGATATCTCTGTGAATGTCTTCTACTTTTTCTTCGATTTTGCCTAAGCGGCCTTCAAGTTGTTTATATCTTTCTTGACATAAATCAACATGTGCTTCTAAATTTTCTTTTTCTAAACTGGTGGCTTTAGCCATCTCTATTTCTCCATTAACTCTGCTCAAGAGTTTTGTTAAGTAAACTCGTAGTTCGCCTTAAAATAAGATTGCCTTCAGTGCCTTGTATACTTTTATTTATCATACTTTTGCAAAAACAATGTTGTTATATTGTGAATCGGTTGTTTGAAATACATGTTTATTGAATGTGACAGTTTCGCCTAACTCGTTAATAAAAGGTACCAAGTCATAATCTTGTTTTAACAGTTCTAAATCAACGCCACCCTCACGCTCTATTTCAAATTCTACAGTCCATACAGTATGCTTGCCAGTATACTTCTTTCCAAATTCTTTAGTGTCTTCTTCATTACTTGTTACTACAACAGATACAGGATTGCTTCTTAGGCCTAACGTATTAAACATAGTCATATAGTTTTGGTGTTGTTTATACATATACCTATCTTCTGTTCTACGTGCATGTGTAGGTGTAATGTCGACAAGTGTCTTTAATGTAAATCTCATACTATTACTTATAGCCATAAAAAAAGGCCCACTTAAAAAGTGAGCCTTTTGATGTGACGCCTTTATAACATCACGGTTCCTAAAGGTAGCTAGGAATTCTTATGCTAAGTCGCCTGCTGTTAGTGTGATAGCTGCTACAGTTGATGTTACACCTGTTGCTGTATCTACTAATGCTTTAACAGCTGCTGCTACGTCTGTGTCAGTGTTAGCTGAAACATATGCGTTTGCTGTTGCTGAGTCAACCATTACACATACAATGTTGTTAGCTCTTTCGCCAACGTGTACAACGCTCATTTGTGTTTGAATTGCACTAATTGCTTTTGAAAGGTTACCTTGTGTAAAAGCTGCTACGCCGTCTACAGATGCTGTATCTGCTGTTGCTACGTTTGTTCCTGTAATCTTAAGGATGATTGGATCATATCCATAAAAACTACCTGCGGTTGTTAAACCATTTACTTTTGCTTGTGTTGCCATTTTATTTCTCCTGTTTAATATAAAATTGAAGAGTGTTACCTCTTCGGCTCTAATGACACTATTCGTAAGCTCTTTACGAAGTGCTTATTATTATTTAGTCTTTTTACAAAAAAAGGGCTATTATCAGCCTTTTTTGGCTCTCTGATGTAGTAAGCGTAGCATTTGAACGTATCCAGGCCCTGCTGTAACTATATCATCAAGCATTTTAAGTGCTGGCAAGTACCCTTTGACCATTGAACTTGGTACCGACTTGCCATTTAATGCTAGTTCTAAAAACTTCTTTGTGAGCATCATATTACTCTGTCCTACAATCATTCTATAAAGAAGTAAGTCTCTTGCTTCAACACGCTGTTCAATGCGGTCAAATGCTCCTTCATCTAATTCTTCTAGATCGTTGAATACTAACTGTAGTTCATCTAACTTCTCAAGTAGCTCTACAGACTCTTTGTCCGGAGATATATCTTGATCGTTTTCTAATGCTCGGATAAAATCCATTACTTGCCTCGGGCCATTGCTCTTGCTTTTGCGTCAATCTCGTCATCACTTGGACCAGCGTCAAAATCATCTTCTGGCTCATCTACTGGTTCTGGATCTTTAACTACCGGCTTAATTGGGCCAGTCTTTTTAGCAAGTTCAATAAACTCCATTGCGTCCTGTTTTGAACAACCACTATCTTTTAGTAGTTCAGGCAAGGTACGTGGTCCCCACGTTGTGCCAAAGCGTGTTAGCGCATCACCAAATGCAGACATTCTATTTGACTTTGCAATTTCTTCGTCTGATGTAGTTTTTGTTATCTTCATCTTTGCACTTAGGTCCATTAGTGTGCGGCCCATTGTTGCAAAGTGTTTTGTCTTAGGATCATCACCGTAGTTAGATTCTGTTACTATCTCATTCATTTTCATTGTATTAGTTTCCTTTTAGTTCGGTTGCCATCTAGAGCGTGGAACCAATTTAATCTTTGATTTTTGAGCAACGTAACCTTCACCGCCGCGTTCGTCGCCTGTTGATGCTTTAATGTCTGCATCAGCATCGTCTAGTTGATCTATAATATCATCCTTTGCTAACATAATTTGTTTTACCAAACCAAATATAGCTAGAAGTGCTTGTGGCGACTCGTTATGCATTGCCTGTATCTTTGCCTGCTTGTTAGCACTAACCTTACTAGTGCCTAGCCAATCAAAGAATCCTTTTTCAATATTCTGTAATTGTTTTGTTCGTGTCATATGATTAACATAGGTATAAATTATGTTCTTCATATCACTTAACCCTTTCACTGGAGCAAGGAACGAATCAATTAATTTTCCATTCTTTTGTACCAGCTTACGTATACTATCTGTTTCGCCTGACTTCACAGTTGGCTGATGTGATACATAAGTTTGCCCTAGTACTACAACATCTTTACTGTTTAGTTCACCTACTTGGTTAACTGGCTGTCCGTCTTTGTCTCCAAAGGCATTATATCTTGTGTGTACTGTAACTCCTACTTTAGACTGTGCTATACGTTTACCTATATCGCTGTTAACGTCTACAGTATAAGTTACTTTGTTTGGTGTAAATTGTATTTTACCATCTGTTATTGTGTATGGATTACCTGGATGGTATAATAAGTCTCCGTATACATATTGATTTGTACTTGGTGGAGTTGAGCCTTTTAGTATGTCAAATATCTGTCCCATATCATTGCCAAACTTCTCACGCCATTGTTCGCCTTTGCCACTGTTCTTGATAAACTTAGAAAGGTCAGCGGATGATGTTGAACGCTGTCTTCCCCAGCCATTCTTACCAACCATAACAAACTCACCATTGTCTTCACGTCCCCAATAGATAGTTGGATTACCGTCCCACTTAATGGCAACGTCTGAACTATCTGTTCCTAGGGTGTCTAGTATGTCTGCGGCTTTGTTCGCACCCTGTGACCCATCAACAAACACTAGGTCCTCTAAGTGTTGATACTCTCGGCCAACTTTTGCTTCTGTTAATATACGGAATTCACCAAATCTCATTTTACTAATACGCTCGCTAATGTAACAATTCTATTTATTTGCTTGTCGGCTAATGATTCAAATGTTGACTCAGGTACTTGTTTACCTGCCTTCTCCATTGTTTCTTTCCAGGGAGCAATAAGCTCTTCGTAGTTTGGATCTTTCTTTAAAAAAGCAAGCATTGATTCTACAGTAATTGTATCAGATTCTTTTGCTCCTTTGCCTAGTAGCATAGGTGCAATATCATTCCAGTTAGAAGCAACTACTTCATCGCCTTGTGCAGGATCAACTAAGCCGAACTTAGGACTAAATTTTAAGCCTCGTCCTCTTGCAATACTTGATAACAATATAGCTCTGTCTGTTCCGCCAAACTGTGGGGTGCCGCCTCGCTTTGCTCCACGTTGGAACTCTGGGTTGTCAGTAAACATAAAGTCTGTTTGCACATAACCATTCTTGGAGTTGCCTGCAATAGGTGTACGGAAATGAACTTGATCGCCTGCATTATGAATCCAACCGTCTGTCTTCTTGCGGCCTTTGTTCATGATAGCTTCGTCATCAATGCCTTTTGATTTTAACCAACTAGTAAGTTTAGCAATCAATTGTTCTTTGCTAATTTTACTTGCGTCTGTGTTTAAGTCTAAGTCGCCGGAACTATTCTTTTCAAACTCTCCATCTGGATCGTTTTTCTTACCTGTTGTACCTAACCAATCTTCTTCATCGTATACTAAGCCTGTAATCTTTTCTATAAAGTCTATTGAAGCTTGTACGTCTTTGGTTGCAATACGCTGAGTAAGAGGTCCTTGCTCGGATTTAAATATGTTGCCACCTTCTTTAAGAATCATTTTTCTTACTCTCCATTATTCTGTTTATGCTTCTTTTAAACTTACGAGGATCGCCTGATTTAATACTGTTAATAAATCTGCGTTCCAACTCGGATGCATTATCTTGATCATATGTTCTATGTATCATATTTAATAAGTTAATAGAGCTTTCAATGATGTTACTTGCAGATGCTTCGATCAACAAGTCGTTATCCTTGGGTCTACCAATATTATTAAGTTCATCCAGGATACTTCTAGTTTTTTTACGCATTAGTTTACTTTCCTATATTTGTATTTAGTTACAATAACAATAAATAAATGTACATAATGGAGGGCACAATGAAAGGTATACAAAAATTAAGTTTTTTAGAAAGATCATTATTATTCGCTAAACTATCACAAGTAGCATATAATAACATAGACGATGCTAAAAAGCAAGCAAAAGAATTAGGTTTCACAACTATTGAGTTTTATGACAAAGACGGAGCACAAGCATATCGATTTATGAACAAGACAGATCTTGTTATTGCTTGTAGAGGAACACAACCTACAGAATTTAATGACATCAAAGCAGATTTAAAAGCCCTACCAGTTCTTGCAGAAACTATGAGTCGAGTACACAGAGGTTTCAAAGCAGAAGTTGATGAACTTTGGCCAATGGTCGAAGAAGATGTATTACGTAAAACAAACTTAAACAAGACACTTTGGTTTTGTGGACATAGTTTAGGAGCGGCAATGGCAACTATAATGTCTAGTCGTTGCAAACATAATATTGAACTAAATGACCCAGTACAATTATACACTTATGGTTCTCCTCGTGTAGGTTGGAAAGGTTATTGTGATAATATATGTGTCGAGCATAATAGATGGAAGAACAATAATGATATTGTTACTAGTGTTCCTCCAACGTTTATGGGATATAAGCACCACGGTACTAAACACTACATCAACGCCTATGGTAATGTCCGTAATTTAACTTCATGGCAACGAATCAAAGATAAGTTGCGTGGACTATGGATGGGTATTAAGGCTGGTAAGGTAGATTCATTTAGCGATCACAGTATTGATGAATACATCAAACACATTGAAACAGCGTTAGGAAAATAAACTACTAACGCTTTCTTCGTTTGACACTCTACGTATTGCTTCACCAAACAAAGGCGCGACACTAACCTGTCGTGTCTTTTTACAGTTCTTAGGACAACGATCGTTGATACTATCTGTAACTACTAACTCCTCTAACACACTCTTTTCAACCTTGTTACATGCTTCGCCTGACAATACACCATGTGTAATATAAGCACGAACTGACAATGCACCTGCGTCCATAATTGCTTTGGCCGCACTACATAGCGTTCCGCCTGAGTCAACAATGTCGTCAACTAGAATAGCATGTTTGCCTTCAACATCGCCAATCAGTGCCATTACTTCGCTCTTGCCTGCTTCAGGCCTACGCTTGTCTACAATAGCAATGTCTCCATGGAACATGTCTGCAAACTTACGAGCTCTAACAGCACCACCTGCATCTGGTGATACAAATACTGTCGGCTCTTCTGTGTTAACTTTATATTTGATGTCTTTGGCAAATACTTTACGGCTTGTTAAATCGTCCACTGGAATATCAAAGAAACCTTGTATCTGTCCTGCGTGTAGATCCATTGTAAGGATTCTATCTGCGCCTGCTGTAACTAATAAGTTAGCAACTAACTTTGCTGTAATAGGAGTACGACTTGCACTCTTACGATCTTGTCTAGCATAACCGAAGTAAGGAATAACAGCAGTAATACGACTAGCACTTGATCGTCTTGCCGCATCAATCATAATCAACAGTTCCATTAAACTGTCATTTACAGGGGATGATGTACTTTGTATAATAAACACATCTTCGCCTCTAACGTTTTCTTCAAACTCAACACTTGTTTCTCCGTCTGCAAATGTTGATATTGTTGCTGGTACTAGTCCAGCAAAACAGTGTTCTGCAATATCTTGTGCTAACACCCTATTGCTATTCCCTGCGATTATTTTCATCTTCAAACTGTTTCCTTTCCGCTATGGATGGTTAATTTCTTAGTGTTTGTATAGTATATATGTAAATGGTTTAAAAGTCAAGAAAAAAGACGCCGAAACGTCTTTTTATTTTTTGTTGTATTACAGTCCGTTTGGTACGATAATATAATGTATCATAAGAACCAATGCTACTGAAGCACCAAGTCCTACCATCATCTTTCCAAAGTCCTTTGCTACAAGTGGAAACACACTCTTGGTCTTTTGCTTACCATAGTATGTAGCCATTGCAAGTTCACGTCCTGCAAGTAGACCAACGAACACCCAAGTTGTTGACATAGGAATATCGTTGAGCTCTTTAAAGAAGTATAAGCACAACCAATAGAATAAATCAATCAGTGTTGCTG